CCTGCGAGAGTATGGGAGAGCCCCTACGAGTCCGGAGATTGTTCGATCGGACCATTTCGCCGTCTACATTAAGAACTCCCGTTTCCGCACTTCGTTGATGAAATTGGTCGAAGTCAAGAAGCGCCTAGAGTTTGATGGACTACGTGATTGGCAAGTTTCTTTGAAGGATGAAGTCTTATCTACTGCTGATGACCGCAAGATCTTATTCTACGTGGATTCCGTTGGTGCTGCTGGCAAGTCTTATTTTTGCCGTTGGATGTTGGAGAATCATGGTGAGGATACGCAGCTCTTGTCTGCTGGGAAGGAGTGTGATTTAGCGTATATGATCGAGGAACATAAGAAGGTCTTCTTGTTTGATATCAGTCGTGGGCGTTTGGAATATTTGCAGTATAGTATTTTGGAAGCGTTGAAGAATGGCTTTGTCCAGTCGACGAAGTATGCGTCCATGGTCAAGCATTTGCCCCATATTGCCCATGTTGTTGTTTTCTGTAACGAAGAGCCGGACCTGTCCAAGCTGAGTGAGGACCGTTATGACGTTCGTTATATCTAAGTTAAATCGTGGTTTTCCCTGACTCTTGGCGGGATAGGTGGATAAAGGATATTCCGGGTGTTTACGAGGCAAGATCCTTAAAGGAGGGAAGGGGGCCGCGCAGTACCCGCAAAGCCTGAAGCGTACCCATACCCAAGAGGTCCACTAAGATTTAACCGCAACTGCCACTAAGATTTAATCGCAACTTCCAGGTCATTACCGGATCTTCCATTAGAATTTATTAAGAAAACTATGGATCTTTCCAATATGTCTTCCAACTCTGGCTGACATTCCAATTTCTTGTTGCCGTAGGGTTAACAACTAGGAAGGGATCGTACATCCAAACCCCAACGAAGTAACCCCTATCCTGCTGTAATTCACCACTGTTCATCTGGTTACAGTTAACGGTCTTCTTGATCGGTATCCATTGTTTGATTCGTTTCAACGCAAAACCATTTGAAGCTGAAGTTCCAGTCCCTAACACGAATTTTATGTCACGGATTGTCTTGTACTTCTTATGATCAATAGGGAGTGCCATAGAGTCGAAAGTACGACCAATACCCGGAGTGCCAACGAACGGTAGTCGTGAAGAATCTTCTTTAATGAACATATCCGTGGTTGTAGCAGGAAGATCTACAGCCTGCTCACTCTTAGCCTCCAGCACCACACAACGGACCATCATTGGACGTACACTTTGAATAGCCCCAGCCAATATAGCAGGGTCGAGAGTAAATAGAAAATCCAATGAAAAGCCAAGAAGCTGGTAAGCTTGACCAAATCTTGTTTGAAACTGAAGATTCGTGTTGCCGCCATCATACTTAGGAACGTCATTGAGGAAGCGCCAATAGAAAGAATTTTCGTTAAGCACGACGAAGTCGCATTCGCCTAATGTTTTGGTTTCAATGGCCTTGTACATGACTTGTTTGATTTTTTTAGTTAGAGTCCGTCCACGGCGGGAAGCCGTTCGCTTCCGTTTACGACCGACCCCGCGGCGGCGCTTAACTCTACGTCTTTTGTACATGATGGAATTGGTACTATGAGACAAAAGGAGGTGCTAGTCAGTATTACCTAGCAACCTCCCGTCTTTGTCCCTGGCTCATAATTTAAGATGTTGCTCTCGTCCAACTTGATCCGCCCGAAGTCTACACGCTGGTGTTTTACCCACAACAACTATGCAGCAGACGAAGAAGAGCTTATCCTTGCTTTTTTTCGTGTTGACTGTAAGTACGGTGTTTTTGGTCGCGAAGTTGGAGATTCAGGTACTCCTCATCTGCAAGGGTTCTTCATCCTTGACTGCACTGGCTCTCGCTCTCTCGATTGGGTGCGCAACCGTTTTCCTGTTTCAGGAGTTCACTTTGAAGCAGCCCGTGGTTCCTCCAAGCAGGCCGGAGACTATTGCAAGAAGGATGGCAACTACGTGGAATCTGGCACGGCCTCGGAGCCCGGAAGAAGGAACGACCTCCACGATGCTTTCGAGTGGGGACGAGCTTTCCTGCGAGAGTATGGGAGAGCCCCTACGAGTCCGGAGATTGTTCGATCGGACCATTTCGCCGTCTACATTAAGAACTCCCGTTTCCGCACTTCGTTGATGAAATTGGTCGAAGTCAAGAAG